TGTTTGACTTTGAGATTAAGAATATCTCAGGGTCTAAGTCTTACGATGTAGATAAGATCATCTCAAGATATAGCCGTGAAATCCAAGTAGGCTTATTCGCTGATGTACTTTCTCTCGGTGGTGGATCTGGTGGTAGCTATTCTCTCTCTGAGAGTAAAGTAGATATCATTGATATGGCTGTTAAGTCTAAGCTCAATGAAATTAAAGATCAGCTTAATCATCAACTTGTGCAGACCTTGTTTGAACAGAATGGCTGGGATACGTCAGTCATGCCTTGGTATGATTATGAGCTTCCTAACCAAGAGACTTTGGATAATAAGGGGAAATACGTACAGAGATGTAAAGCGGTAGGAATGCTTCCTGTAGTTCCTCAGACAGTCAATCAGATTCTCCGTGATGGCGGGTTTGATTATCAGGTTCCAGATAACATGAGCACAGAAGATCTTATGAAGATTCTAGCTCCAGTTGGGGAACAAATGTCGAGTGAAGCTGGAGGGGGTATGAAGAGTGGATTGCCTAATTCCAATGGCTCTGGTATCGGATCTTCCGGTGACAGCTCAGTGTCTAATACAGAAAACGCATAAGGAGGCCTCATGGCACATTCATTGATGAGGCTTCGTGCTTCACTCTTAAATACACCCCATCTGATTGATCGTAATAGTTTTAACGCTATTAACACCTATCTAACAGAACGAAATAAGAATGGTCTTCCTCGTATGGATGATGGAGAAGACGGAGACTTTCCTAAAGCTCCAGATGAACCGCATTACTTTCCAGACACCAAGACTGGCATTCTTTATGTAGATGGCCCTCTGACTAATCGTACAACTGGATGGGAAGCCTATTGTGGTGGAACATCTTATGAGTCTTTGAAGTATCAGATGGAAGAGTATGTATCTTACGGCGTTAAAACTGTAGCTATGATTGTTTCGTCTGGTGGTGGCGAAGCTTATGGGATGCAAGACTCTGCAAACTATGTTCGTAAGCTGGCCGACGATAATGGAATCAAGATCCTTGGATTTTCTGATGGATGTTCAGCCTCTGCTGGGTATGGTTGGCTTTGTGTAGCAGACGAGATTATCTCTGCACGCGATAGTCAGATGGGATCGATTGGAGTTCTCATTCAACTAATTAATGACTCCAAAGCCCTTGAAATGAATGGTTATGAAAGAACCTTCATCCACGCCGGAAAAGACAAAGTTCCATTTGCAGACGATGGATCTTTTACAGATGCATTTAAGTCTGACCTTCAAGATAAGGTAGACACCCTATACGAAGAGTTTACAAACCATGTAGCTGATCACAGGGGTATTAGTCAACAAGCTGTTAAGGATACAGAAGCTAACATGTTCTTGGCTAAAGATGCCATTACATTAGGATTGGCTGACAAGATCATGACAATTGAAGAGTTTTACGCATATCTGGCTGATTATGCCCAGAGTAACCTAGAGGAAAATACAATGGGCAATCAGTCCAAGAATCGAATGTTTTCATTTATGAGTAATAGTAAGGGGAGTCAAGAAGAAATGGCACAACTACAAGAATTGCAAGCACAGCTCAGTGCTGCACAAGAACAACTGGCAACAATGGCTGATTTGAAAGGCGCTGTATCTACTCTGACAGCTAGCCTTGCTGAGAAAGAAGCAGCCTTCGCAGGCATGAAAGCTAAACTCGCTGAACTGGAAGGTGCTAAAGCACAAGCTGCTGTGGATAGTCGCCGTGCAATGTTGGCTGAACAGCTCCCAGCAGACCAAGTAGATATGAACCTCAATGCTTTGGCTTCGCTTGATGATGCTTCGTTCTCTGTGATTGTAGGTCAATTCAAAGCCACTAAAGATGCTCGTGCAGCTTCCTTTGAAGAGCTTGGTGGTGAAGGTGTGGATAGCCCAGCTCCTGCTAAACAAGAGGATGAGGCTTCCCTCATTGATAAAATTCGTGCAGTAGGCGTAGCTAGCGCTAAAGCCATGAAATAAGCAACAAACAATAATCTAAATAAATAAGAGGATATAAAAACATGGCTTTCACTAACATTACTTTGCAGAAGCTGGCTTCTGATCTGGTAGTCACTCACGGTGATTTCAATTTCCGCAACGACGAAGCTAACATCACCCCAGCAGGCGTTATCCCTTTTGGTACTGTAGTTTTCCGTGCTAAAGGCTTGGCTAAAGCAGCCCCTTGGGCAAAGGTAGCTGTCGCTGGTGACGTTGCTGCAACCAATGAATATGCCGTTGTTTATGGTGATCAATATTCCTTTAAAGCTGACTTCACCCCTAAAGCAATTGCTGCTAACAAATACAATGCAATTGTAACTAAGCGTGCTGCTGGCTTGAAAGAGTACTACATCAAAGCCGTACATGCTACCGCTCTTGGTGCTGGTCCATATGGTATTCTGAAACAGATTATGGCTGACCAAGGTCTGATTGTCTTGGATGACGTAACTAACTTTACTGGCGTAGTTGTTTAATAAAACCACGTACTCACGTATATAAATCTTCTGGGGATATTAAGAGAAAAGTATCCCCAACAACAAAAGGAATATTAAATGACTTTGGTAATTGACCGTAATATTGATCGTCTGTCGCAGGGCCGCTTTGTTGATATGACAGACATTCTGGTAGAAATCCCACGTAACATTAGCATCGTTGATGCTCTTGGTATCTTCGAAGAAAGCTACCTGCAAACCAGTAAGCTGGAAATCCAACGTAGCCAATATGCTAACCATCTGATCAAAGATAAGAACTGGGATGCTAAGCCTGATACCCTGGTAGGTAAGCCTGTTCGTGGTTTCATCCAAGCTAAGGTTCCCAACTTCCAACTGTTGGACGCTATCAAGCCTTCGGACATTGATGGCATTCAGAAAGTAGAAACTCTGGCTGATGCTGTTGTTCTGCAAGAAGTAGCTGACGTTCGTACTGAGAAGCTGTTTGCAATCAACAATGCTTTTGACTTGACCGCAGATGTTGCTAAAATGCAGTTGCTGACCAAAGGTACTGTGTATGCCCCTGCTGGTACTTTGGCTACCTCGTATGGCGATACCATTGACTTCTACCAAGAAATGGGTGTTACTCGTCAGACTGTAAACTTAGCTCTGTCTGGTGCAAACGATCCACGTCCTAGCGTTTCTGGCTTGATCCGTCAAATGCGTGTTGCTCTGCGTAATAGTGCATCGAATGGCAACTACCGTCAACTGGTTGTACTGTGTGGCTCTGACTTCTTCGATGCTGTACTCACCAACCCGTTCGTAACTGATGCTATCAAATACTTCCAACAAGACCTGAACCGTCTGTTGGTAGGTGTTCCAGAAACTGCACCGGGCTTTGACGCTAACTTCCGTTCCGTCACTGTATGGGGCGTCACCTTCATCGACGCTGGTACTGGTGGTTATGATGGTGCAGATGGTGTATTCGTTCCTTGGATTGCTGCTGGCGAAGCAATTGCTCTGCCTACGGGTGTTCGTGGTATGTTCCGTACCCACTACGCTCCACCTAAGACCTTCAGCACCATCAACTCGCGTTATGTAGGTCGTTACTACTTCGAGCGCCTGAACGATGAAGACGATCTGATCAACATGAAAGCTGAACAGAACTTCATCAACGTACTGCTGTACCCTGCTGCTGTATTCACTATCACCAAGTCCTAATTAGGCATACCCCTAGGGCTGGCGGAAGCTAGCCCTTTGTTGTTTCAGGACGGAGGAAGACTCCTCCAAAGGAGGACGTATGACAGACGAAGAAAAGATTTCCCTCCTAGCCCTTAGGATTGCTGATATCCCTGGTGGCCCATACTATCCAATGTTCACGGAAGAACAATATGCACAATTCCTCAAAGCTGGCGGTGGTAATGTAAACCGAGCTGTGGTGATTGCTGCTATGTCTGCTGGATTCTTTGTGAGTGGCAACAGCTCTCGTGAAGTGATTGGCGAACTGTCTATTTCAAGCAGCACATCTTCTGATTATATCAAG